GAATCAGCCTGAGTTTGACCGAGTCCTTTTACCTTACCTGCTTCGGATAATTTGGCGATGTAATCAACTTCTGATTTAATCGCTTCCTCAATCCCATCAGCAGATTCAGCGTCTTTGAAACTATCAAGTATCCGCTCTTTAGCAGCTTCGGGTAGCTCGGCCTTGTCTACAGCCTCTTTTACAGTGGCTTGTGCTTCAGCTTTTGCCTTATCCTTCTCTGCCTTTTCAGCAGTTTCCTTGAGCGTGTCCCTCTCGATGGTCAGCGTTTCAATCTGGCCTTCGAGTTCTGTAATCCTTTCCGCATCTTCCATATGTTTCTTAGCCTCCTTGATTATTTCCGCCTTAACCTTGGCTTCAATTTCTTTCACCAAGTCAGGTCGTTTCTCCTTTAGTGTAGATAGTTCCACCAAGTCAATATCGTATCTTCGGTCTGATTCGTATAGAGTAACAACTCCACCGGCACCAGGCTCAGTTACGAAATCAACTGACCTACATGCAACGAGTTTCTCTATCACCAGCGTTTCCTTGCCATCAACAGTAGATTTAGAGGCGCTTCCCACCGCATTGATTGAAATGCCCATTTCAGATAGCATCTCTTTATCTCGCAGTGAAGCTAACTTCTGCATCAACCATGGCTCGACAATCTCAGCCACGCCAGTTACAATTCCATTCTCATCACACGCAACTTCAGTTAAAGTAGCAACCCAGTCCTTAATCGACCGCTCAGGACGAGCTTTGTCTTCTTCGTCTGTCGGGTGGTCGGCATACATTTTCATGCCTTCAAATATCTTATAATCTCTTTTTAAGACTTCAGCAGGATAATATCTGTCCTCGGTGGCATTGAAACCAGCCTTGATAACAACTACTGTGGCACGTCCTTTGTCAAACTTGGCTTCGGTTAAAGGCATATAGCCTTTTATTAGTTCTCTGGTTTCTCTCTCTTTAACCCACCTTGGTATATCTTCGTCTGCTACATCTAATTTTCTATATTCACCCCTTATCTTCCTTTTAACAGCAGGTAAGTCTGCGGAGGGTATTGCTACTTTCTGACCCCTGAATCCGCCAGGACTAAGAGCTGCTGCTGCTCTGCCTAATTGCGCTCGGGTAACTTTTTTTGTCGGGTCTTCCCAAAGTCGGAGCTTCCAGGTTGTTGATTTCTCAGCGTCTGGAACATAGGCAAAGGCAGCAGCAGGGAACTTAATCCCATCTTCTGTTTTCATCACCGCTTGCTCTTGAATCCATTTTAAGGTTGACTTAGCCTCTTTCAAGGCTTCTTTTGCTTTCTTTTCTTCAGGCTCATCTTCGGATGATAAGAGCTCCTGGCATAGTGCCACAATCTTCTTAATCCGTGCCGAATCTAAATTGGCATTCCGCCTGCCTGCTTCCTGTATAATCTCAGAGTATGTAGTCTGTAAGGATTCCATTGGTTTATAGACTTTAGTGCTTAATACCTTCTTGGGTTCGCCGAAAGTAGGTTTGCCATCATCATCCAATTCATAACTGGATTCGTAAAGTTGCCCATCAACATCATAAACAACCTTATCCCCAAAGACTTCATCAATAGTCAGGTTTTTGGGTATGGGTACCGATTGCCCTATCTTGTATTCCGACATCAAAGCTGTTTGAAGCAGCTTGCTCTTGTTTTTGTCACTTAACATAGATTCCCTCCGTTCTCCAATTTCCTTTGCCCTCATTCTAGTTTTACATTCTGGGCAGTTTTGAGTGTTACATTTAATATCTTCAGCAACAGTTATTTCCTTGTCGCATTCAGGGCATACGCAGATATGTTCTCCGTGTGGATGGACAGCCTCTTTAGCCACCCATTTGTCTTTTACTTTTTTATAAGATTTCTCAATCTCAGCCCAAGCGGTTGCGTGAGCCAAAGCCTCTTGTTCCTTCCCCCTATCCTTGTATTGTTCCCACGCAGCATTAAAAGCCTTCATATAGATTTCTTTGGCATGGGCTGGTAGGGATTTCACATTATCAGGCAATTCACCTACTGTCGCATATGGCATCATTTCCTCCTAAATAAAAAAGAGGAACGATAAACATTTCTGCCTATCGTTCCTCGATTCAGCCTCTTTCTATTCAGTTAGTAATTATCTATCTTGTCAGGCGGCAACCTGTGGAAGCCTCCCAGCAATCTATTTAATTGTTAATCTAATTAGCTAGGCAATTGTTTTTTGCCAGCCGATGGACTTATCTCTCTACCATACACCTGTACATACCACTCTGTATCATTATTACCCTCAAACACAAAACTCACCAAGGTGTATTCTATGCCTTCTCTCTCTGTATCTTTCCACTGGATTCTCTTTAATGGCCGCCCAGCCAGCCTTTCTGAAAGGATACTAATCTCAGTCTCGTATTGACTCACAAGGTTCCTCCTTTAATCAGGGTATGTTCGCTCAATAGTAACTAGGGTTTTCTTCCCTGCTCTAATCTGAATGCGAACAGTCCCATATTCAATATAGCACTTCCAGTCTATCTTGTCTAATATCTCCTTGAGTTGTGCATCTTGTGATATTATACTGCTTAATCCTTTCCTTGTCAAATGCCCTCTTTAATTCCTCATCTTTTTAATCTCGCAGGAGCTATGCTTTCAGCTAATTCCTTGTTCTGCCATTGAACTAGTTTGATTTGTTTCAAAAGTTCCTCATTCTGTCGCTTTAATTCTCGAAGTTGCTTATCCTTGCCATCAATAAAACCTTTACCATAACCATCCCGATAACCCTTGCTATGTCCTCTGCTATGGCTACCCCTTATTGTAAGCTCGAGATTGTCCTCAAGGTTATCTGACTTGTTTTCTAGGCATTTCAATCCCCTCTCTTAATGAGACGACTTGGAGCTATTACACATCTACAATCAGGGTGTTGAGGCGGGGCCATAACCCCACCACTAAAAGTCTGACCTACTGGTATAACGCCTTCGTTCTCATTACCCTCACACTCTTCACTCACCCTATCATCACCAGCAGTTATCCATTCCTTGCCCTCTATACCCATATCAGCCATACTGTCAAGGCTGGCGGCTGATAGAGCATTGGCTGTCTCAGTACGAGCAATAAGTTCAGCTCTGGATGCTAATGTTAATCCCTTAATGTCTGAAGGAGCACCCCTAGCCATCCAGTTAAACTTATGGCGTATATCACTTTTAATTCCAGGTATCCCACGTTTATTTTTTATCCCATCGGCTATGACATTGGATATTTGCTTTCTGGTTTCTACATTAAGCCCATCAACCAATTTAGCCTTTGATACATGACTTCTTGCCCAGTCTATCGCTTTTGAAATAGGCGGGCCTTCGTAAGCTATCGGGATGCCTAGCTTGGTTTTACCATAGCTTATCATCTCGGCTTGACCTGAGATATAGGTTTCCGTTAATAGTCCTTCTATTTCCGCCTCTATATTCGTGCTAAAGTGAGCAAGCACTTGGTCAATGATAGGTCCAATATCATCAAATAGACCCTTCGGCATTGTCAACTTGGTTTCTCCAGCTCCTGCTTAATAAACTCTTCGGCAGATTGTGCGGTAAAGCCCAAGCCAATAGCAAAATTACTGAGCTTGAGGAAAATGGGGCAACCCTTTTGCCTTGCTATGGGGATTCGCTCATCCATCTTCTTTACTGCATTCTCTAAGTTCTCTACATTGAATTCTCTTGACATAAAACTACTCCTTTTTACCAAAGGTATCCAGTAGGCTGAGAATAATTAAGCTCAATAGTTAGAGTACCACCAGATATACCTTTCATGGTAAATGGTGAATTATCAACTGTTTCTTCTAGGATACGAGGAACCCATTTAATGTTTTGTATGTTACCATCTTTGGCTTCCCTCTTTATCCACTTCCATAAAGCATCGGGATTACAGATGTTTTCCTTTGCTATTTCCATTCTACTACTCCTTTCCTATGTCTTTACTTAGTGGCATATCTTACCAGCCTAATAATAGCCCCCATTGGATAACATATTGCCACACAAATACAGGCAAGTATAAATTGAAGGAAGCCCTTATTTTTTGTAGCTAGTCTAAATGCTTCACTTAGAGACACATCCCTTACCCTCTCTTTCTCTGCGGAATTTCGAGGTATGCCTTCTAGTGCATCAATATCATCAGCAAGAATAACATCCCATCTAGGAAGTGTTCCTATAGGTAATTCACTTTTATTAAGTTCCAACATTTAATTTATCACCCTCTTTGGGAACTTTCAGTATGACTTGGAATCTTGGGTTATCATCGTCTGTGTGAAAATAAAGATTCACACAAGCTAGCTTTGGTTGTGATTCCATTTTCGCCAATGTTCTTATTACACTCTTTGCAAGAGCCAATAATACCTCTTGGTATCTATTGAATTGGTGGAATAATTCGTCCACAATATCAAATTCTGGCTCATCTTCCCAGTCCTCCATTTCCCCCATCTCGGCGATTCTCCCGAATTTAAGTATTTTATCATTGGATAAGTCCCATGAATTAACGATTTCGGTGTTCAGGGGCAAATGATAGTGATAATTTTCTATAGCAACCTTTAATCTCAAATCTGCTTCAAATTTCTCTTGTTTGCCTACAGTAGTTTCTGTATTTCTTTGGGTTGAGTTGAGATTTTCCCTTGCCACAAGTAATGCTCGTTCCCAAAATTGATTCATGCTATCTAATTTATCTTGAGTCATTTCCATAAGTTTACTCCTTTTGTATATCGAGGCTAGGGTTGGGCAAGGTGGGGAGTCTTGCATCTGTTCTTACGAACCGTAATAAACCCAATATACTACTTTCAGCCCTAGCCTCAGATTCTATTATACCATATCTACCCTGTCTCTTATACACATCTCCGAGCCCACGAGACTAGGCATGATCTCGTATGCCGTCTTCTGCTTGAAAAAAAAAA